GGGGGCATACATGTCTACTAAGTTTGCTATATTAGCTTCCTCACTGTCATTCATAACGAAGTCAGCTCCAGCACCTTCTAGAGCCACCTTACCCCATTTAGTAACTTTAGGGCTTGTAAGGAACTTTAGGGCTCTATTACCAGCCTTAATCTTAGTTGCAGCTCCTGCAATCTTTGTACCAGCCATACCGCCTTTTACAGCACCGCCTATCGCACCACCTGCAAGACCACCTGTTTTAGCAGTTAATACAGCTAATATACCAAACTCACCTATACCTCTAAGTAATTTACCAAATCCTGACTTAGTCTCAGGTGTAAATTGATCAGGTACATCAAACCAGTTACCACTTTTATAGTTATCACTAAATGGATTATCAGCTTCATACTGATCATATCCAAATAGGTTAGAAGCTGCTGTAGTAAGTGTATCACCGCTTAGGTCTAGGAATGAACCAATACTTTCTACAGCGTCTACAGCAGCCCCTGGGACTAAGCTACCTACATCTTTAAGGGCTTGTCCAGGACTATTAGCTATAAAGCCTTCATCGTCCTCTACCTCTGCCATCTGTGCAGCTATAGCATCTTCAACTTTCTTTTGTTCTACTAATTGTTTTCCAGTCTCTCTCAGTTCTGAGAACTCATTATCTGTAGGATACTCATATGAGGAGATAGGATTTAATGTTTCACTCATTGTTATCCTCTTTAAGATTTAAAAACTTTTTAGATTCATCTAAGATAAATTTACTACGGTCTAGTTTAAGCTTTTTAATAGTTTTCTTATCTGCATCTTTAAATAAATGACCATTTTTCTCCATCCACGTAGCATGGTACTCATAATAAGGTGACTTCGATATCCAGACTTGATTAGTTGCTGCAATACCTGAGTTGGCTTCAGACTGGAATAATAACATCTCAGCTAGATCTAAATTATTATCATTGTCAATTAAGAAAGGTTTAGTACTCCCTGACTGTACATAACCTAGAACTTGGTCAACACGTTGATAATGTTTTTTAGCTGCGACATAACGATCATATAATGGATTTCTTTTGTAGGTTTTACCAAATAACATACCTTTAATTTCGATATATTCTGGTGGAATAAAATCTTCATTATTAAGTATCTCAAGAATAGCTTTAATCTTAGCAGGTTGTGTAAAATCAGTCCGTGCCATGAAATCAACTGTTTCATTAAGACCGTCTTTCTTAGTACCTAATATGCTTTCTAAAACATAATTTGGTTCTAGACCTTCTCTCTCTTCAAATTTAGTAAGCTCTCTAAAGTTACCTACACTAATCTTAGCATCATTATATTTACCGATTACTGCAGAAGTGTCTCCTGAGTAGTAAGCATCTAATACATCATACGCATAGTCAGCTTTCTGATTGTCTATATTATCAAATATACTACCCTCACCATAATTATTCATTTCAGCCTCACCAAATCTCATACCTGTGGCTACCATAAGTATAGCTTGGTTTTTATCGTTAGTTGTCTCAAGAGCTGTCTTTAAAAGATAATTAATTTGTTTACGTCTAACATCTTCTTGTAATGTTGCATCATTTAAATACTCCTCCTTATTAATATTAAATCTTTCTAAGACTGTATCTAAATCTGATTCAGCTATTGGCTGATCTATATTTACAACATTTGCATTAAGTAAAGTATTCAGATCAACAGCACCCAGTTCATCTATGGCAAGTGACTGACCTTCTTTACTGCTAGTAAATACTTTAGCAAGATGTGGGAATTTTTCTTTAACTGAGGTATGTAATGCTTGTAGTTCTGGTGAAAAGTCTGTTAATTCGTATGGATCTAACCCATTTTTCTCACGTTGGAGATTAATAACATCAATAGCTGTGTAACCTGTTTCACTATATTCTACTACTTGAAGCAAAGACTTTGGAATCTTACGTATTATACCGTCTTTACCAATCTCTAAATTAATTAACTTACTATCTTTTTCAAAGAGCTTAACATTTCTAAATATATCATCTGGTTTATCACTAGATTGAAAAATATCTACCATTGCAGTTGTAGTTTCACCTTCTCGGATTTGAGCCTTTATCTTATGACTTTCTTTAATGTTAGGAGGTAACATCTTTTCATTAGTAAAGTGTTCCCCATCCGTCTGGAACATACCTGTCCCCTCAAGCAGCTCTTGGTCTAACTCTTCTTTAGCTGCCTTTAATGCGTCAGTTGCACTTGCTCCATTTTGATAAGCTAAGTTAGCTCTATATTCCAGTTCTTTTCTTATACCATTATAAGCTGCATCTCTACGGCTTTCATCTATTAAAGCAGTGCTATTTGTTTGAATAATTGCGTCAATAGATTTGTTAAACTTACTTGATACTGCTTCAAGTTTTTCTCCCCACTTAGCTTTTCCTATATCATTCCAAATAGGATCTTTTACATATTTATATTTTTTACCTTCACCTGCATTGTCAAGGAAATACTTTCTTGCGTTATCATCTAATTTTATCAAATCTTCCTTAGTTAGATGACCATATGTTTCCATTATCCTATCTATTTCCTTCAGAGAATCATCATAATTATATTGATTAGGATTCCATTCTTGTACGTACCTGAGCTTTCCTAGCCAATAATCATCACCTTCATTATGAAGGATTTCATACTCAGGATTCTCTTTAATTATTGTCCACTTTGCTTGGAGTTCTTCTTTAGTTAATTTTCCTTCCAAATATTGATCCTCATAGAGCTTTATTTCCTTCTCTAAAGTTCTCTTAGCGACCTTGGTTAGCACATCATGTCTTTGAGCCTCAGTCTTTTTCGCCTCATGAAGTAAAGCGTCTAAGTCTAAATCACCCGCAAACAGTGTTTCCAATGTACCTTTAGTACCAGCCATTTCAAAGTGAGCTACTTTTAATAGCTCTACAAGTTCTTCAGTAGAGTCAGCATCTAATAGGCTTGATATGTGCTTAAGTGCATTAATAATTCTAACCTTATTAGCTTTATGTGGACTAACATTTGCATTAACTAAAGCTTCACTTCCAGGGCCATTGTTAATAATCTCTTTAATAGTGTCAACTAAAGCTTCTTTACTTTCATTAACTTCTACTTTTGTACCATCTTCTAATATGACTTCTTTTGTATCATCTGCATCATAAGCAAAAGCAGCTGTAATTATTTGATCTATACGAGATGTTTGTTCCACCTCTCCTTGTTGAGCCTTATTTTTTAGAAACTCTTTATCTAAGAATTTAGCTGTAGTCTCAACTACTTTATTAGTAAGATAACCACGTACAACAGTTTCAGAGGCGTTAAAAGCATTATTATTAGCAATGTATTGGTTTTCTACATGGCGTATAATTTCTTCCTTATGGTCTTCATCTAGGACATTATGGTAGTCACCAATTACATATTCAGAACCATCTTGAGTTTTAAATTTTTCTTGGCTACTATGTAATGTATCTACTAGATGAGCTTGATAACCTCTAGCAGCTTCCTGTAACTGACCTCTTACAAAGCCCCAACGTATATTAGGGCCAAGTTTTCTAACATTTAAAGCTCTAACTTTATCTTTTAATGATATCTCCTCTTGATTTTTTCTATCAAGAAAAGCAGATGTTGATTCACCTATCTCTTTAGACATAGAAGCTATCTTTTCTTCTATCTCCTTTAATTGTTCAGCATTTGCTGCGACTGCTGCAGTAGCTTCTTCATCACCTGCTAAATATTTTCTATATAATTCAATACCTTCTTCACGTTTAGTGTCAATATAGGCTTTACCTATAGTACCTGCAACTACGTCTTGTGCAAATTCATTGATGATTTCGCTGTGTTTACTTAGTTGAGCTAGTTGGTATTTATCATTACTAGCTTGGACACCATCTTGTCTATCTAACTCTGCAAGTTGATCCGTAGATACTTGCTTAAATCCTTGTACCTCTTCTTTACGTTTCTTATCCAATGCCTTAGCATAGTCAGCAAGATCACTCGAAAGTTTCTTGTTGTAGCTACGTCTAGAATAGGAAGAATTTGAGGAACTTCCTGTGTATGTTACCATTGTTATTAAATGTTATTTAACCTCCTGGTTTTTTGGGAAACCATTCTCCAAATTTCCCTTTCCAGAAATCTTTACCTCCAAGGCTTGTTCCCAGACTAAATCCAGTAGTTATACCACTAAGTATTGGGCCAAGTGCGGAAGGTTTAGGCGGAGCTTTTTGTTCGGTTGGTCTTATCTCCATAAATGAAGCTGAAGGAGCTACATGAGCAGATGTGGTTATAGAGTTGTAAGCTTGTGTGTCAGAGGCATAATTATCTAAATCAATGCCATATTGTTTGACACCATAGGCTCTCGTTGCATCGAATATGGTTGCATCAAGTTGTGCAGCTTCCATACCAAATTTTCTTTCAACATCGTCAACAGTTAACATGCTGGATTGTCCCGCTTGCATGTCACTGGCTAACAGCGATCCCTGAGCTTCTATAGATTTTGCTAAATTTTGTTGCGATTCAAACATAGTTTTGTTTACTTTTTCACGTAACTCAGCTTGAGCAGCTTCAGATGCTCTACTATGTTCAACCGCATTTATATCTTTTTGCTGATAATAAGCAGTTCTAGCTGCTGCATCAGCTTGTAATTGAGCTGTAAATACATCACCTTTACGTTGATCGTTATAGGCAGAGATGGTAATATCGTTCAGATACTTCTGACGAGCCATCTGGTTACTACGATTTACAGCATCGACTTGAGCACGGTGTTGGCGGTTCTGCTCTTGTATGCCTGTTACGGCTTGCAGACCACCTACAGCTGCACTAAAGGCTACTACTGTACACATGGTTTAATGAATGTTATGAGAGGTACATTGTTATAGACATAATAGTTGACAAAGGTAAAACCTAAAAGTTTTAATAATTTTATGTGTGATTCATTCCTCATATCTGCTTGGTTACATAGATAAGGATTGGGTAGACTTTTAACCCAGCGTTTTGCTTCCTTTACAAACGTATGTGGATATTCTGTACTAGCATCAGTACATAGCATCCATATTAGATTCTGTGAGGTTACTCCCGCCACTCCAGCAGCCTTGCCGTTGGGAACCTTAAAAAATACAGAGTATTCGGAATGATAATAAGATTGTATTATAGATGCTTCAGCACATAAACCAGAGGTCTCTTCAGCTTCACGTCTATCTTCATAACGTAAGTTCAGACCTACACTTAGAGCTAACTCTGGTGTGCAAGTCTGAATATACTTACCTTCGTACATGTCGTCTATTGTGGTAAATGCCATCCCAGCTTCCTGAGATAATGGCGGTGGAGAAAGGGTCGGGTATTTTTATTTGAAGTGTATATTTCTCATTCTTACGTTGTACAGGCACTCGCACACTTGTAGCTAAGTCTGCAGGAGGCTTATCAAATACACCAGAATTAAATAATACACCAGACTCATATTGTACATAATCATCTATGTCCTTCGTAACATTACCACTAGCATCTGTGTATGAATATGGGGATGTTAAGTGAAACTCAACAGGGCCACCTACTCCCATTTCAAAGTTGATACCAGATATTCTTACATCTCCATCAGTGTCATATGCGTTTTGAGCTGCTTCTAAATAGTATGTTGGTAGTTCAATAGTACTTGTGTATTTATAACCTACAGCAACTTTTGCTGCACTATGTAAATTTATGTTATTAAATGTAACTGTATTAGTACCTACAGCATCTGCTGCCCTTACTATACCAGCTATGGAATTACCATCGCTATCGTTACCAGACAAACCTACCATAAATAAATCTGTAGTGTTTGCGGGTGTATATGGTATAGTTAGTACTGTCTTTTCTGGAGCTGTGGTTGTCTGAGCTGACCCAGCCACGTTTGTAGCTAAAGTCATATTATCTAAATGTGCTTCAAACTGTCTAGCAGTTTTAGTAGGAGAGCCTATATCACTTGAAGAACCTCCTAAAACATAGGTTCTATTACTATCTGCATCTGTTACATATTCGTATCTACATAGTTTATATGCCCCATCATGTAGTGTAACTGCAAAGAAACTACCGCCTGTGTATAATATATGCTGTGCTACACCTGTTAATGTCCAGCTATACCATGCTGATTGCTCACGTTTTTGACCTGTATTGTAGTATTTATAATGGAATACATTATTATTTCCTTTCTTAACATAGGATACAATACCTATAGCTGCAGAATTGGCAGATTTAGTTATATCTTTGGGTAAAAATTCTGGGACAACTCTAGTCTGTTCAATCATTGTAGGTGGTGTGTCATCATCTATGACAACAGCTTCAAATGCTCTGGCATATGCTGCTACGTTTGATGTAAATAGTACGGATGTACCCATATCTACAGGTTGTATTGAAGAATCACATTCGTAACTCGATACTTTTTTCAACCTAGCAGTTTTAGGACTAAATACATCTGACTCAGTAAACAGTAAGAACTGACCATTATCACTAAACATCATCATACCTTTTTGTATTGGTAAGACATGGTTAATAAATGCAGGTTTAACGTCAGATACAGTTATATCTATAGGGTTATCATCACTAGCAGATATAGCAGATACAATAAAGAAATCAAAATAATTTCCAGGCTGACTCATAACTACGTTTTCTCCAGAAATAAAACCTAATCTATTTCTATGGAAAAACATTTCTTGTATTGTACCACCAGTAAAGGTAGGGTATGGGTTGGATGAGTCATCACCCACAAGCCTATCCATCCAATAGTTTGTATTGTTATTAGAGTTAGCCGTTGCTTCATCTAATTTAATAAACGTAAATGTACCATTACGGTTGTTGACAAGAGCATGTGGCATTGTTGCAGGATCAAGTCCTTTCAACATATCATCATTACCAGAGCCATCAAAGTTATGAGGTCTTACAGTTTCTTCCCAGCTACCAGCACCAGATGTTCCATTATCAGCTTCAAATTTTACATAGTAATCATCAGTCTCTAAATCTGCAGTGTTAGATATTTGGGCTATATAACCCTGTTTACACATAGCAGGTAATCTAGTGACATCCTGTGCTTTTTGACCAATGACACTCATGTTTTCATTAACAGCACCACCGAGAAAGTTTACACCATCTGCAGCTGAACCGTACATAAACAAACCACTACCTATAACTTCTGACGTTACGTTGGCAAGTGAACTATTAACTGATCCATTAAGTCCATTAAGAATAGTAGCCATAGAGATACTACCACCGTCTGGATTTTTAGGTGTTTTGTGATATGCTATACCAGCTACATCTTGATAAGTTTTAACTGGTTCTACAGCTTCAACAGAAATACGATAATCTATACCTTCTAAAGTTACATCTATGTACATACCTTCTGCTGCTGATTTAGAGGATGTTTTAATTATACCTCCACTCTTCATTGTAACTGTAGCTGTATATCGTACATTGTAGTTTTGTGTATATCCAAGAAACTCTGTAGGATCGCTAGAGGTCTCAGGTTCAAAGTTTTCAGAGTTACTCTCAACATAACTATTTCCGTTAACTTGTAAACTGCCCTCAATATTTTCTGTAATATTTGTACCACCTACTTTAGCACCTGTATCGTCAACAGCTTGGCCTCCACTAAATGACCAAGTTAATGTACCAGCTTTAGCTTGGTCTTTATCACCACCATTCCATGTAGGGCCATCGGATATTACGGCTGTAGCAGCAGCAGAGCTACCACTGCCTCCACTAATAGTAACAGTAGGAGCAGATGTATAACCAGATCCAGGATTAGTAACTACAATTCTAAAGATATTATTATCATTTGCATCTCTTTCAGCTCTTGCCGTAGCTCCATTTCCACCACCACCTGAGATTGTTACAGTTGGATCAGAAGTGTAACCAGAACCAGCATTAGTTACATTAATTTTATTAACAAGCCCAAGAACATCTACTTTTATAGAAGTAGCCCTGTAGTAAGTATTGGGTGTGGGAGCTGTGCCACTATATAATATATATTCAGTATTGTAAGCAACAGTATCCAACCTAGCATATGAATAGTCTCCTCCATTTAGTGGTGCACCTGTGTTCGCAGTTGTCTTTCCTACGACTTTGTTGGGGTTAGATATAAGTGTATAGTCTTGAATTGTGGTAACTGAGTATGCTGATGTGGCTCCAGCTAAATAAGCAAATATAGAATCTCCAGAATTATTTGTCAGAGATTTTTCAGTACCATCTGCTAGATCCCATACTCGTATAGGCATACTACCACTGTTAGATGGAGTAATTTGTACAATGTACTTTTCGTCACCATCTCTTATTATGTCATACCAATGACCGTTTGCATTAGCATTGGTTAGGGTTCCTACAAATTCGCCAGGAGGACGTTTCTTCAAACCAAAAGTAACATCTGGGACAGCATTATCACATACTCTTAACTGTCCTGGAAATTTAATTTTATCTGGCTGTTGAGATACACCCCCTAGGAAGTTAGGAATACGTTGGTTAATTGCTGCCATTACCTTCTTCTTAGTACTTTAAATGGTCTATAGACGGTGTTAGCGTCTTGTTGATATTGATAGTCATTAAATATATTATGATCTCCTTGCCTGTTTTCATACTCCACCGCAGCAGCCCTTGCAAGAGCTTCATCTGATTCAAGTAACCTAGCAGACTCTGCACTGTTTACCATACGGTTAGAGGCGATTCTGGACGCTCTGACGGTGATATAATCTTTAAATGCTTGTGGGATATCTTCAAAATTAAACATCCATACAATATCAAAATATAATTTACTACAATTTTCAAAAGTAAAAGTATGATTCTTTTTATCATACACCTTCATTACACCATTATCAGAACGTCTAACAACATCATAGTCCTTACCATGTTCAAATATGTTAAGGTCTATTTGTAAGACATTATTTGGTATAATGCACTGGTTATTTGTGTCGAGGTCTATAGGATACTGGTTCTCTGTGTTGAAAGACCATCCCTCAGCTTGTGTCTCACGGCAGACTTGCCTCAGAGTCTTCTGTGCTATAGCCACTTCGGGGCTTTGCACTGTTAAAGTATTAACTGGGGTTTCTCCAACGCTCATCAGGATTGCATTTACAGCATCTAGTTCGGTAGACACTCCGTAAGATATTTGTGCCATATAAAAAAAGGGGGCGAGTGCCCCCGTATAAAGTTAAACTTATGAGAAAGCGGCTGGCTTTGTAGTTGTTCCTGCGAACAATTCTACACAAGCAGCTGGGTTCACATAATCTGCTCCCATAGCTAGTCTTCCTAGGATGACATCGCCTTGGTAAACAACAGAAACATCACCAGAAGTTACTTGAACTTGTGGTCCGATTGTTTCTACTACACCTGCAGCTTCTCTTTGGAAGATTAATCCGCATGTGTTTGCAAAGTTAGAGGCAGCACCGTAGTTTTGGCGTGGGCCATAGTTGTTACCTGTAACTGTTGTAGCTGTTTCGATTGCCTCAGATACGAAATCACCTGTATTTCCAGGATCTACTGTATCAAGGTCAGTAGCAGCTGAAGCACCACTGTTAGGTGCATACTTAGTACCATACTTGCTGAAGAATGGAACGTTCATTGATTTGTAGATCTTGATACCTGCAATTTCAATTACGCCATTTCCAGATTGTAAAGATGTACCTTGTACGTCTCTGTTAATCAAGCCGTTGTCACTAGCACCTTGTATAAGTGCATAGTACTGACGTGGGTTTAGGACAGCTACTCTGCCATCATCAGAAACTCCTTTTTCGTCAAGAGCTGCAGCAGCATCATAGAACGCTGTTACAAGCTTTTGATCGTCAAGAGCATCGTCAGCATTAGAACCTGCACCAACTCTGATTTGTGTACCACCAGGCTCAACGAAGTTGCTGAGTGATACTGGAGATGCCTGTCTAGCACCTTTAGCAATAGCTCTGAAGATTAGTCTGTCATACTTTTGTGCAAGAGCATAACCGATCTTCTTAGAGATCTCTCCTCTAAGCTCATAGTGAGCAAGTGTCTCGTCTAGCTCGTAAACAAATGCACTGGAGATGAGTAGGTCATCTACTGTAACTGTTTTCTCTGCTACTGGAGGAGTTTTGTCAGAGTTTCCTAATATACTATTTCCTGGTGTGTGGTATTCCGCACTTGTACGTCCAGTGTATATAAATTGTAATGATTTACCATTGGTGAGTGTACGCTTCATGACTAAGTCACGTGCGATTGTCTCCCTCTGGAAGCCAGTAAACATCTCACCTGAGAAGAGCTTTAAATATAAATCTCTGTTATTGGTAGCGTTTGTGGCTGTGTTAATCCTACCCAGAAAGGTTTGTGAAGCAGGATTGTTAGTTGACTGTTGTGCCATTATTCCGTTAGGTATAAATTATCGTCTCTAGATCTAGAATTATAGGAATCTTAATTATATCAGCTAAGACTCAAACTGATTGTTGTGGTCTATCCCACCGTCTAGACGGCAAGAGGTATCTCCGTAGAGGCTCATTGCCAATTAAGAAGAGATCCGACTCTGAGGTGTC